ACCACTATCACCAATTAAAACAGAGTAAGCCCCTGTTTTTTCCACGAGGTTATATCCAGTTCCTTCTTTTCCTTGTAAGACTGGTCCCCGAAAGGTTGTTTTTGCCATATTATTATCCTCCTAGTTTTTATGAACGTAGCCTCTAGGCCGTCGACTATACTCGTCTACGTTCTTAATTAATTGTATAGTAAATAAGATATAGCGCAGATTTGCGTAGAGCGCAAGGTATCCCGTAGTGAAAAGTTGATTTTTATAAAATAGCCTTAACCGGCTATTGATGCCTCAGGAGCAGCGTCTTTGATCTTGAGTAAACGAGTATCTTCTTCAAACTCTTGAGCGATGATTGCTTTAATAACGTCTTGGATCTTTTTGTTGATTTCGATCATCTTAACGTTATGCCGCCCCGATTGCAGGTACTCCTTTTGCCACTCTAGCTCCAAGGATCTTTTCGTAGTGTACAGTTCTTGGATCATTTGTAACCTCCTCATAGGTTATCCATTTACCAGTCTTGCTAGTAAATCCATCAGACTCGAACTTTACCTCATTTTTTCCCAGTTTGTCAAGGACTACTTTTTCAATGCCCTCGATACTGTCTTCAGCCATAGCCTTAAAATCAGCAAAATGCCCGTGGTATCGGATTTGTATTCGGAAGTTTTTCATTGTTAATTTCTTACTTTATTGTCGAAATGAGGCGATTTTAAGGCCGCCTCATTTCTAAGTTATTGATTAAGCACCTTCGACACCGTAGATACCTCTAGGGTCTGATACTCCAAATGAGTATCTTTCTCTAGCTTTGTATCTAACGTTGCCAGTTGAGAAATCGCCTTCCATTTTAGTTTGGATAGGTAATCTGTCAAAGTGTTTCATTCCGTTAGGAACATCCGTGATGATGTACCAAGAATCAGTATCAGAAAGATAGTGATTGACTCTGTAACCTTGAGGAATCATCCCCATGTTTTTAAGAGCATTGATATCATTATCAGCAGTACCAACTCTACCTTGAGATTTTAACAATCTTTCAGAATTGAATTGGTTAGCAGGTGGAACAATTAATTTCATTCCTCTTGCTGCTATTTTCAGACCACGTTCATCAGTCATTGCAGCGATATCAATTAACGCTTGCTCTAACGATGTTTCGTTTATGTCTGCTTGTGTTGTTAACGTGTTTGAAAACACAGGGCCGATACATGGGTGATTTGTCGAGAACAAAGAAACTGCATCACCTGAATCATAGTTGTCTGTAGTAGGCAACCCTTGATTTAAAGGTACTGCGGCTTTGATTTGTTTCGCATTTGACATGGATCTAGCCAGTGCTTTTGTATAACGAGACGCGAGTCTGTCATACAAGTTATCTTCCATTGCTTCTTCAGTTAAAGAAAATGCAAGAGCTACTGTTTCGTTAGTATATCTTGCAGTGAATGTTTCTTGAGCATTGTCATAAGCAACTGCTGAACCCTCAGGTTTAACATATGCGTTAGCAAAGCCGGATAACATTACTTCTTCTTCAAAAGCTCTGTCAGAACTTTCAGTAGCATAAATTTCTTTATGCTCCTGGTCGTATCTTTTATACTCGAGTCCGAACAAGGCGTTTAAACCTGGCTCAAGCTCTTTTACGAGTTGTTGTCGTGATATAGCCATAGTTATTTACTCCTTATTACGGATTCGCTCCTACGGTACCTGCTCCATGTCCAAATAAATGTTGATTAACTAGCACACGCCAATTTACATTGCCGCCTGTTGAAGTTACATCATTATTTTTTGGATCACGAGAAGGACCAATTATTAAAAGTTGAGCAGCAACATCACTAGAAGCTTTAATTGTGCTGTCATCTAGTTCAGTGTTACTCACCCCGTTTATAGTACTACCCCCGAAATTTACCATGTCTGCATTCGAAAGTACATCCGCTAGTTCTGACGCACCCGTAGCATCAGATTGAATTTCAAACATCTGATTAGGATTGTCATAAACAAAAGCTTCAATATCTGCGCTAGCAGGTGGTGTTATGCTTCCAGGATAATAGTTTTTAAACGTAGGTTTTAACGTAGTTGGATCATTGTAGAAACATCCCCAGAATGCACCCATATTAGGCACAGCACCGGCAGTAGCGATATCTACATATCCTGCTGCTCCGATAACTGGTGAACCTTGATAGAGTACGCTAGCATCGCCAGCATCTATCTTATGTGAGCTCATTCCTGTGGAGTCGTCTGCTTGACCAACTGACTTTAACGGTCTAAGACCGAAAGCGGCGTCTTGATTTGCCATATTAGTTTCCTCCGTGTGTCACCTGTCCCGAAGGACCTCCAGTGACGGTTAATTTAATTCGTTGATTTTAGAAATGGTTAATAAACTATTTCTTGCCACCACCGAAAGTTTGCGTCGAGTGTCTATCAACACTGATAGGCATACTCGGGTGCTGATCCCTCAGTAGATCTGTTTTGACAGCTTCGTCACGTTCATTAGCTTTTTCAGCATAATATCTTTGACGAGCTTCAGCGATCTCGTTGGGCACTCTGGCCAGCAACAGCCCACCAACTCCAATGACGCCTGTATGTTTACCTGTTTCAACTACCGGGAAACCTTTGTCTTTGTATTCACTGGCCATAACCAGTTCGTACCCAGATCTTAGGCGACCTGAAATATTTTTTTGGTCGTCAAAACCAAGACTTTCAGATCTTATCCAACGGTGCCTGAATCCATCAGGTGCAGGCGGCGCATCTAAAGATGACGGCGGGGTCCACTCGACAGGACGTTTTGTTTTGTCTCTGTCTTCGGACGCGCGAGGGGTTTTTTTCACTTTATCAGTTTCCATATGCTTATGTCTCCTTCACGATATTTACTTGTTTCGCATACTCTTCCAGTGGCACATTCAGTTTATTAGCAATTGCTACTTGTGAGGATGTGAGTTTCACAGTTCTGCGTCCATCTTTGTAACCTGTTCGCGTAGCCGAAGCTACAGTTTGTCTAGGTTTGGACGTTTGTACTGTAGTATTACCAAATTTGTGGGGGAATTCAAGCTTTATTCTTCGATCTAATTCTCCATAATAATCAGTCGATTGTGGATCATATCCTTCTTCGTCAACTAATTTCTTATGAAGATCAAAAGCCGTATAGGTCATAGCACTATCTTTGCCAAACCATGCGTTCTTTTGAGCCCAGTCGGTTGCTTGTGCATCCGGTGTAGGTTGAAGAGGAACTTGAGGTATTGTCCCTTCACTTAAGGTTTTACGTTGTTCTTCTTGTTGTTTTTGCTGAACTTTCATCTCAGCAAGTCTTGCTTCTTCATAGCCCAATTTAGCAATATCTTTTTGTGCAAGGACTTCCGCATTAATATCATTCGCTTCTCTAGCAGCTTGAAGTTTACTTTGGGCAGCTGTTACGCTTGATGTTATACGATCTTCCATCTCTTTCACATAACCCGTATCTAATTTAGCGAGTCTATCTTTAAGAGATGTCTGTTCTCCTTGTACCGATTTAGCGTATGTTAAAGCAGCTTCCCTTTGACGTTCAGCTTCTCTCATACGTTTTGTCAATTTAGCAATACGTGATTTAACACCTTTGCTATAGTCTTCTAGTTCTTCTTCCTTTTTCTCTGGTTCTTCAGGTTTGCTATCTTGAACAACAGGCTGCTCGTCAGATTTCGCAGGTGCGTCATCGGACTTAACAGGTTCTTCAGTAGGTTTCTCATCTTTTACCTCTTCCTTTTGTACTTCTTGTATTTCTACTTCTTTTACGTTTACTTTTTCTTCAGGCAATGTAACTTCAACATCAGGTCCACTGGTGTCGAGATCAATTGTTTTCTCTTCTTTTACTTTTTCTTCTTTTGCAGATTTATCATCTGGCATAGTTTCCTCCTATGTTAATATTCATGCAAGATATCCTCCGGATTCTTGATAGTTGCTAAAATCTCGTCGTCATTCAACAACCGCACTTCACCGCCTTCTATTTTTATTCGAGATCCTGCATAACGTGCAAACATTACCCAGTCTCCCACTTTACACCAAGGCCCTTGTGTATAACGATCTTTATCCCGATAACAATCAGGACCCATCGCTAATACGTTTCCACATTGAGAAGCCACTTGTTGCTTTTCTAGTGTGTCTTGTCCCATGAAAATTCCCCCTTTAGTTTTTTCTCCCATTTTAAAGGGTAGAACAAGAATTCTCCAACCTGTAGGTTGAGGGAGCTTTGTTGATTCTTTAGTAATTTGTTTTGATTTCTTTAGCCCGATAAGATCAGACTTTGGGAGGGTGATCTTTGGGTTCGATTTTAAAAACATTTCCGTCTTCATTTGGCTCCTTGTTTTTTAGCAGGTTAGAGATCTCCTGTAAAATATAGTGATACGTTCGTATCTGACCCAACATATAGTTGTATTTTTCCATATTGTCAACACCGCTGATTAGGGAATTAACAACGTCGTCACGTCTAAGTTCGACCAGTTTTTTTAATTTAAATAATAATTGGACTCCGTCCATAATTCTTTCTGTTAAACTTTTCCACCTTTCGCAAAAGCTTTTCCCATTCCTCTTCTAGCAACTCCTCCACCTTTAATAGGTGTTCTTACAGGAACTCCTCCACTGGGATAACCAAATTTGTTGTTTCCTAAAACCGGCGAGTATCCAGCGACATGACTAAAGCCTCCATTAGCTTTACCAATTCTGCCACCTTTTTTATATCCTTTACGGACTTTGGTAGCTCCGGGTTTCTTTGCTATACTTCTAAAAAATTCTGGCATTATTTTTTACCTTTACCATTTCTCCATATTTGTGTTCCCTTTATACCAAAAATACTTCCGACTACAAGTATCCAAAGGCTAGTAAACCATGTAGGAAGCGTTGAAAAATACTCAAAGAAAAGTTTTACCTTCTCCATTGCTGTCGGATCGTCACTTATG